CCAAAGCTTTTATACCGCTTGCTCGGATTTTCACGACAGCCTGGTAAACGACAGGTTGCGCCATAGTGGGCAAGATTTGCTTGTGCAACAAATGGCCAACTGTGCAGCCAAAATTACAAGCGATGCCTGGCGTATTGTGCGCCGTAAGTCAGCTGGCCCTGTTGACATACCTATCGGCCTGGCTATGGTTATTCACGTACTGGCCCAACCTGTAGCTGAGGCAAGAATACACGTTTAGACACGCCGAAAGATTTTTATGCGTTTGTCGTTGACTTTTAAGGCATTATTAGGTTATGGGATTGTTACAAACTTTAGGCATTAACAAAAAAGATGTAACCGCACAACTAGCCCCTGCCGTTATGTCGCAGGGTTATGGCGCTGGCGTTTACAGCTATGGCGGCATTTATGGCGCTGGCAACGGCGTGCCTTTTATGGATCGCTACGTAGCTTTGCAGGTACCCGCTGTTGCTAGATGCCGTAATTTAATTGCTGGCGTTGTATCTAGTATTGACTTAGAGCTATACAAAAAATCAACAGGTGCAAAATTAGAAAGCCCTCTATGGCTTGATCAACCTGATATGCGCCAGCCTCGCAGCGTAACTATTGCTTATACAGTAGATAGTTTGCTGTTTTACGGCGTTGCTTATTGGCGCGTAACCTCACTATATGCAGATGACGGGCGCCCTAGTGGTTTTGAATGGATTGCCAATACTCGCGTAACAATTACTACTGATCAGTATGGCGAGCAGGTTGACTACTACACAATTAACGGTGAGCGTGCCCCTATGTCGGGTATTGGTTCACTTGTTACTTTTCAATCTTTGTTACCTGGCGTATTAGAAACAGGCGGGCGAACAATACAAGCTGCTATTGACGTACAAAAGGCCGCAGCTGTTGCAGCTGCTACACCAATGCCAACAGGTTTTATTAAAAATAGCGGGGCTGATCTGCCTGAGGCACAAATTAGCGGTTTACTAGCTGCGTGGAAAGCTGCACGTAACTCACGAAGCACAGCATATTTAACTAGCACTTTGGATTATCAACAGGTTGGCTTTAGCCCTAAAGATATGACCTATAACGAAAGTAGCCAGTACTTAGCTACTGAGGTTGCTCGCTTAATGAACGTACCCGCTTATTACATAAGTGCGGATATGAATAACAGTATGACTTACCAAAATATTTTAGACGGCCGCAAAGAGTTTGTAGCTTATTCTTTGCAGCCGTTTATTAGCGCGATTGAAAACCGCCTAAGTATGGATGACATAACAGCGCACGGTAACGTAGTGCGCTTTGCACTAGATGAAACCTTTTTACGTGCTGACACAGCTGCACGTTTAGATGCAATTGAAAAGATGCTAAATCTAGGTTTAATTGACTTAGAGCAAGCTCAAAGTATGGAACAGCTAAGCCCTAGTGGCCTTAATAAAGGAGTAGCAACTAATGCAACCGTTGATCTTAACGTTTAGCGGCAATATTGAAGCTGTAGATAGCGGTGACCGCCGAACTATCTCAGGCAAAATTGCACCTTATGGCGAGGTTGGATATACCTCAGCTGGCAAAGTAGTTTTTGCAGAGGGTTCAATTAGCGCGCCTGAACCTAGCCGTGTAAAACTTTTAATGTCGCACGACAATTCAAAACCCGTAGGACGTATGCAGAGCATCACCTCAGCTAAAGACGGGTTGTATGCCAGCTTTAAAGTGAGCGCATCATCACGCGGCTCAGATGCAATTTTGCTAGCCCAGGAGCAACTTATGGACGGCTTATCCGTTGGTGTTGAAGTTACAGCATCAAAGCCCCAAAAGGATTACCTCCTGGTCACCGCTGCCACTTTACGCGAGGTGTCACTCGTTGAGAGCGCGGCTTTTGCCAGCGCTGCGGTGCAAAAAATTAGTGCGCAAGAGGGCGATATGCCACTAGATGCAGCAGAAACGACAAGCACAAAAATTACGACAACTAACACCGTAATAAACACAACAACAACCGAAACCGAAACCGAAACCGAAAGCGAGGCCGCTGTGACTACAGCCCCCGATCAAAACGCACCTGAGGCCGTTGACGCCACAGAGCAGGCTGCACCTACAGTAGAGGCAGCTCGTAAAATCATCCTACCTAGCGCACTTAACTCACAACGAGTACGCACACCTATTGTAAATATGGGTTCATACACAGAGCATAAAATCAAAGCTGCACTCGGTAACGAGGACTCAAAGCTTTACATTACAGCAGCAGATGATGATTTCAGTACTAACCCTGCATTTTCACCAACTCAGTACCTATCAGAGTTTCCAACAAATACACGCTTTGGCACACCGTCTATTGACGCTTGCTCACGTGGAGTTTTGCCAGCTAGCGGTATGACAATTAACGTGCCTTCTTTGGTTACCTCAGCCGGTGGTAAATCAGGTGTTGCACCTGTAGTAACTGTTGAAGCAGAGGGCGGCGCTGTTGCTAATACAGGAATGGTGACCGAATATCTTTCAGGCACAGTAAATAAATACTCAGGTATGAACACAATCAGCATTGAATTGCTAGAGCGCTCAGACCCTAATTTTTATGCTGAGCTAACAGCACAGCTACAAAATGCTTACCTAAAGACAATTGACACAACAGTTAATGCTGCACTTATTACAGCGGGTACTGTTGCTACAACAGCACAGGCTGCAACGTCTGCGGGTATTATTGGTTACGCATCAGAGGCAGCACGTCTTGTTTATGAGGCTACTGGATACTATGCACAAAACTATATTGCTAACGGTTCACAATGGCAGCTACTAATGGGTGCATCAGATACAACTGGCCGCCCAATTTACTCAGCCAGCCAGCCAATGAACGCAGGCGGGCTTATTCAGCCTGGCTCAATCCGCGGTAACGTACTTGGCCTTGATCTATACGTTGATAAGAACTTTTCAGCTACAACAACTGTTGATGACTCTGCAATTATTCTTGCACCTGAGGCCTTTACTGTTTACCAATCACCACAGGCATATATGTCTGTTAACGTTGTATCTAACCTACAGGTACAGGTTGCTATCTATGGATATATGGCAACAATTGCCAAAATGCCTAAGGGTATTATCCGTTACAACTTTACCTAAGCAAACCCACTAATAGTTTGGTGGGCCTCTTAGCCCTTTGAGGCTCACCAAACCTAAGTAAGTAAGGAGTACACAAATGCCAGCAACCTACGTTACCGCCGCGACTTTAAAAGCCTCGCTGGGCGTTGGCACCCTGTACGACTCTTACACCTGGATCGAGGATACTTGCCAGGCAGCTCAGGATTTAATTAACGGCTTTTTGTGGTTTGATACCGCACCTGTTGTAGGCACAGCTTTGGTTAGTAATGTAGCTACGGTTATGGTTGCTAACCCAGGCATATTTACAACAGGCGAAAGCATAACCTTGAGTGGGTGCGGCTCAACCTTTAACGGTACTTACACAATTACAGGCACAATACCTTTTAGCACAGGCACAGGTAATATTTTGCCAGCGTTTAATATGAACCTTAACTATTGGCAAAATCCACAGGGCTACAGTTTTGTACAATTTGCTAAAACAGCTGACAACCAAAACTTTAGGCGCGTATTGCCTTATGGCACAGCAACAGGCGCGGACACAAAAACAGCCACTTATGCAAATACACCCGCAATAAATGCCGCAGCTTTGATCCTCGCTGAAAATATATGGACGGCACGCTTTAGTACACAAAACGGTGCAACTAGCGTTGATGGGTTTAGTCCTAGCCCGTTTAAAATGTCTAATACACTTATGGCATCTATCAGGGGCCTCTTAGCTCCGTACCTTTCACCCGCGGCTATGGTCGGCTAATGGCAGCTATAACAACCCTGCGCAGCACTATAGCTGCCGCCCTTGCTAATGCTGGCGTTTGGACAGTATTTAATTATCCGCCCAGCACTATACAAAGTAGCATTGTTGTTATATCTCCAGCCGATCCATATATAACTCCGAGCAATAACTCAAAAGCAACTATTTCGCCCCTGGCTAATTTTAGAATTATTATGACTGTGCCCATGTTTTCAAACGAGGCTAATTTAATTGGTATTGAGGACACAATAGTAGCTGTGTTTAATAAACTAGCTGCTAGCTCAATCGTATTTAATGTTACCGGGGTTACCGCACCTAGCGTTTTAAGCGTTGCCTCAGGTGACTATCTAACGGCAGACCTACAAATATCCGTACTAACAAGCTGGGCATAGGAGCAATAAAATGGCACTAACAGATGAAGAAAAAGCATTTTTAATCAAAATTGGTCAGGACTTGCCAAAAGAGATTAAAGAAACCCAACCAAAAGAAACAACAACACAGAAAGTAGAGGAATAGCCTCATGGCAATTTTCTTATCAAACGGCGTAGTGGCTACTCTTAACTCGGTAGTATTGAGTGACCACGTAACGAGCGCATCTATCTCTAGAACTTTTGATGAGCTTGAAGTTACAGCTATGGGCGATACAGCTCACAAGTTTGTAAAAGGTTTAGAGGCCAGCACAATCACGCTAGATTTTCTAAACGATGATGCTGCCTCAGGTGCAGGATCAGTACGTGCAACTTTGCAAGCTGCCTGGGGTACAACAGTACCCTTGACACTAAAGCAAACAAGCGGCGTAGTATCAACAACTAACCCGCTATATAGCACTACAGTTTTGGTAAATAATACTCAAGATATTAACGGCGCTGTCGCTGACGAATCAATGCAGAGCCTTACCTTTACATGCAATTCACCAATTGTAATTACAACTGCACCATAACTAACTAACTAAGGGGCGAACAATGGCAAAACTAAAAATCACAAGGGCTAATGGAGATGTAAGCGAACACGCAATTACTCCAAAGATTGAGTATGCCTTTGAGTTATATGCAAAAAAAGGTTTTCATAAAGCCTTTAGAGATGATGAAAAGCAAACAGATGTCTATTGGCTAGCGTGGGAATGTCTGCGAGCTAGTGGCATTGTTGTAGATGCTTTTGGTGCCTCATTTTTGGAGACATTATCTAAGGTCGAGGTCTTAGATGATGACCCTTTGGGGTAGTGGGGCGGGGTTCTTTTGGTTACCTGGTTGCTCAGCTAGCCGTTGAAACAGGAATCCCACCCCAGTATCTTTTAGATTTAGATGGCACGATGTTTAGAAATATGTTAAAGGTTTTACAAGACCGGGCAAAGGAGATAGACAATGCCAAGCGTAGACATAAGAGGTAATACAGACCTCCGTAAAGCGCTACGCACTTTTGCTCCTGACTTAGAAAAAACACTACGTAGCGAAATGAAAGCGGGGCTGGTACCCGTTGTAAAACAAGCTCGTGGGTTTGTACCCTCAGATGCCCCTATGAGTGGATGGGCTGCTAGGTCTTTTAGCGAGGCTCGTTTTCCGTTTTACAACGCACAAACTATCCGTGCAGGTATTGGTTATAGCACTTTAGTAAGTAAGCCTAACAAAAACGGGTTTACCTCTATGGCTCGTATTTTTAATCAATCGGGTATAGGAGCTATTTACGAAACAGCGGGCCGTAAAAACCCTAATGGTCAAGCTTGGGTAGGGCCAAAGGCAGGAGGATCAAGCAAGGGTGTTAGCCGATCATCTAATCCCAAAGCGGGTCAGCAATTTATAGATAACCTTGATCCAATTCAAACAAGCCTAAAAGGTAGAGGCCGCTTAATTTACCGTGCCTGGGCTGCCAACAGGGGTATTACTGAGGGCATTGTTAACAAAGCTGTTGATAAAGCTATCACACAATTTTATGCCCGCAATTTAGAGTCTAAGTTTAGTAGGGCTGCGTAATGGTTACTAAAGATGTAGATATTAGAGTCAATTCTAAAGCTGACTTAAAAGGATTTAAACAAGCTGACACAGCCATAACTAAATTAAATAAAAATACAAAAAGCCTGGCTAAAAACTTTGGCCTTGCCTTTGGTACAGCAGCCGTTGTTGCTTTTGGCAAAGCCTCTGTAAAAGCTTTTGCAGCAGATGAGGCAGCAGCTAGACGTCTAAGCACAGCTGTAGAGAACTTAGGAATAGGTTTTGCAAATCCGCAAATTACAAATTACATAGCCAACCTAGAAAAGTCAGCCGCTATTGCAGATGATGTTTTAAGGCCTGCCTTTCAATCTTTGTTGACCACTACAGGCTCATTGACTAAATCACAAGAATTACTAAACAACGCAATTCAGATAAGCCGTGCATCCGGCGTTGATCTTGCCACGGTGGCAGATGACTTAGCTAGAGGTTATGTAGGAAATACTAGGAGCCTTGCTAAATACAATTCAGGCTTAACTAGGGCAGAACTTCAATCTAAGTCCTTTGCTGAAATTCTAGGAGTATTGCTGGCTCGATCAGCTGGCGCCGCAGAGGATTATTTAAAAACTACTTCTTATCAAATGGAAGTATTAAGTATTGCAACAGGTAACGCATCTGAAATTATTGGAGGCGGCCTTGTAGATGCGTTTGCTCGTATTGGTGGAGGTACTGAGGCAAGTGATGCAGCTACAGCCATTGAGACAATTGCAACCGCTATTGCAAAGTTAACTGTAGCTACAGGTGCAACACTAGGTGCTATACCTAACCTTTTAAAAAATCTAAAAAACTTACCAAAACAGATTTTTTTTGGCTTTGCCGGTAAGCAAGCGGGTGTTAATTTAGCTGCTCCAAAAAAGGAAGAAAACAAGTTAACCGCAACCCAGCTACAGCAGCAACAGGCACTAGCTAAATTACAGGCAGCAGCAACCAAACGCGAAAAAGAATTATTAGCACTTAAAAATAAACAAAATGTAGCGGCAAAACTTAAACTAGCCATAGATAAAGCCAATCTAGCCTTAGGTAAAGGCTCTAATGTCTTTGATATGGATGCCATACAACTTAACGCAGCTCTTATTAATCAAGCCCAGCAATTAGGTAACGCTACAAACGCTGCTCAAATCTTGGCTATCTCTAACGACATAGCTCGTCTTAATGTTAAAAAGTCTATGTATGAACTAGAAAAGGCTATTGAGTCTGGCGATGTTATAGCAATAGAAAATGCGACTAAAAAGTTAAACGCGGACCTACAAATACTAGGCGCCTTGACTGGTCAGAAAAATACCCTTGCTACCATTAAAACAATCTTAGACAGCCTATTACCTAAAGACTTAATTAACCTACAAAATCTTAGAGATGCTATAGCTCTCCTAAATCAAATCTCTGGTGCAAAAGCCGCCGGAGCAGGAGCGGCTGCGCCTTTTACTCCGACTACAGAAAGCGTTGCTAAAGCAATAGCTGACAGAGCTCCTTATGCTATTTCAGGGCCTTCAGATCCTCGCGTTACCTATGGTGGACAAAGACCTAATATGGGCGGCGGCTTTGATAGTTATGACCCGGAAAGGGCGGCTGCTTTTTCATTTGCAGCAGGTCGAGCAGCCGCTACTAGTGTAAATATCACAGTCAATGCAGGTGTTGGAGACCCTAACGCTATAGCCGAGGCGGTAAATCAAGTACTACAAGATGCCATAGATCGCGGCACTTTAAGGACTGTGTAATGACGGCGTGGGTGCCTGAGTGGCGTATAACGGTAGGCGATGACGTCTATACAACTGTTACCTCTACAAGCCTTACTACAGGCCGTACAGACATAGACAGACAGCCTAACGCCGGATACTCACGTGTAGAGATTATGAATACAACAGGGGCCGCTTTTACTATAGATGTGGGCGATGCTGTATTACTAGAATTAAAAAACTCAAGCGGTACTTACATACCTGTTTTTGGTGGAGCTGTTACAGATTTTACTATCGGAGTGCGTAGCCCTGAGGAGACAGGTTACATAACTTACGGCACGGTATTGGCTATCGGTAGCCTTGCTCGGCTTGCTAAGTACATCTATACAGCCGCTCTAGCTGAGGGTTTAGACGGAGCACAGATAGCAACTATCTTAGGTGCAGCCCTTAACCTGTCATGGGCTGAGGTATCCCCTACTCTTACATGGGCTACCTATCCGCCGCTCGTAACATGGGAGGATGCCGAGAGTTATGTAGGCAATATCGACCCGGGTGTTTATACGATGATCGCTACAACGGCGGCAGATGTAAAGGCTGAGACCCTTGCAGATCAGATAGCTACAAGCGCTTTAGGACAGCTTTACGAGGACAAGGGATCAGGTAACGTTAATTATGACGATGCAGACCACAGAGAGGTTTTTGTCAATGCTTTTGGCTATACCTCGATAGATGGCAGTTATGCCACTCCCTCAAGTGTTAGATCTTTAACACAGGTAGCCAAGATCCGTAACAGCCTTATTTACAAATATGGCACAAGCTACAGCTCTACATACTCGACAAGTAATGCAGACTCCATAGCAACCTATGGCAGGTATGAATATCGAGTAGAGAGCAATATAAAATCGTTAGCCAATATAACGGCGGTAGGTACAAGAGAGTTACAGCTACGAGCCGTACCTTTTGCTCAGTTTGCCTCTATTACTTTTAGACTAGATAACAGGGATATGCCTAGCGATACTCGTAACACGATTATCAATACCTATTTTGGGCAGCCTGTACAGATTACAAATCTGCCTAGCAATATGTTTGACGGTACCTTTAAGGGCTTTGTAGAGGGTTATAGCTTGAACTCTACGCCTACGTATGTAGACCTTACTCTTACGCTATCTCCTGCCAAGTTTAGCTTGCCTATCGATCTTGGCGATTATACGCTGGCACAGACAATTACAACGGCTGGCAACACTACCTTTACAGTCCCTAGCGGCGTAAGCCAGATAGCAGTATTGGCTAAAGGCTATGGTGGCAACGGTGCGGCAGGTGCAACTAGCGGAGGAGATGGAGCAGCTGGAGGTGCAGGAGGCGGAGGCGCTGGAGCTGTTGCTTTTTGGAATTATGACGTAGTGCCTGCTACTAACTACACAGTCACTTTAGATTTTGCAGGTACTCGTAACGTTAGTTTTGGATCGCTTATTTCTGTAGGATCAGGTGCTAATGGCACTACAGCCGGAGCCCCGGCGGCAGGAGGCGCTATTGTCTCTAGGGATGCTGGAGTTATTTATTACACAGATGAAGCCGGAACAGCATCCGGCGCGGCAGGCGCGGCAAGGTCTACTAACGGCAACGGTAATGCCGGATCTAATGGCGGCGGTACAGGTGCAACTTTAACCTTACCTGCCAATATTGGACTACCTACAAACTTTACAGCTGGTACAGGCGGTGGCGGCGGTGGCGGTGGCGCTAAAGCTGCAGCTATAGATTTTAATACAGGTGGAATTGGTGGCAGTCCTTTAGCTGGTAACGGCGGCGATGCTTTCCAAGATAGTGTGCTAAATGGTTACAACGCTGCGGCTACAACTGGGACAGGCAACGGTGGAGGCGGTGGTGGCGGTGGCGCTTTTCAGGCAACTTTTGGCACAGGCACAGGCGGCACAGGATCAACAGCTAGCGGAGCTGTTGTTTATATTTACACACGATAAGGAAAGAGGATAACTATGGCAACGAGTACGAATTACGGCTGGTCAGAACCAGACAACACTAGCCTTGTAAAAGACGGAGCGCAGGCTATCCGCACACTAGGCAATGCCATTGACACTTCATTGTGGAATAGCGGCTATGGTCAGGCTGGAAAAAATAAAATAATTAACGGATCGATGGCAGTAGCACAAAGGGGCACTACTTTTTCTGCTGGCGGTTACACATTAGATCGTTGGAACGCAGACTCGGCAACCAGTATTGTTAGAGATACTGGAACTGCTGGAATTCCGTATAGTATAAAAATAACTAACTCGGCTGGAAACCCTGCGATCCGCCAAGGCATAGAATTGCCAGCAGCAGGCAACGCTGGACAATTCACAACGGGTTCAACTTGGACTGTTTCCTATTATGCAAAGCGATCTACTGGAACAAGCGCAGCAGCAATTTACATTGCCTACAACATTGGGTTGGCTGGAGGCGCACCAACGCAAATTTTGTTAAATACTAATTTGGGAACGGTTACAACTGCTTGGCAAAGATTTTCTGCGACTTTTACAATCGCAGCAACAATAGGTGGAAGCGATAATTGCGTTGCAGTTGTGCCTTATGTCGCAAGCGGTGCTTTTGCAGGTGACACTTGGTTTACTGGGGTGCAACTGGAACAGGGTTCAACTGCAACGCCCTTTCAAACTGCAAGCGGCGGTTCGATCCAAAACGAATTGGCGATGTGCCAGAGGTATTATTTCCGAACAACAACAGGAACAGCAAATCAATTGATCGGTGCTGGAATTGCATCAACCGCAACGACGGCGTCTGTCTATGTTGTGCCGCCAGTTACCATGCGAATTGCACCAACATCAGTTGAAGCCGCAAATTTATCAACAAGCGATTTAACTGTTTTTACAAACGCTGTAACGGCACCGACAACAATGGGTGTTTCAACTGCTAACAATGTCAGACTCGATTTGACAGGCGGATCAGGTATGACTGCTAAAACACCAATTGTTTTAGTCACAACTAACACATCAGGCTATCTCGGACTAAGTGCGGAGTTGTAATATGGACAATGTAACCTTTATTGAAACAACAGATGCCATAACAGGTGAAGTAACAGAACACGCAATCATTGACAGAGGCAACGGGGAATATACTTCTATGCTGAAATCAACTTATGATGAGATGAAGGCTAATGAAGCCAAGGTATTAAATGGAGACTAGCTACAACGGATATCCGGCATCTAAAGATCCGGATGCGATAAAGATAAAGTCCTACCCTGTAAAGGGTACGGATCGTAAGCTGAGGTGCGCCGAGAGTGTTGGGCCTCTCTTGGCCGCTTTTGCTGCCGAGTTTCACGAGCTGATCGAGCCGATCGATGAGGGCACTTTTGACGATTGGGGCTACGCCTACAGGATGGTTAGAGGTAATCCAACTAAACTCTCATGTCACTCATCCGGGACAGCCATAGACCTTAACGCTACGAAGCATCCGTTAGGCAAAATAGGCACTTTTGAGGCTGGCAAGGTACCGATGATACGTGCCCTGGCAAAAAAATACGGTTTAACCTGGGGTGGCGATTACAAATCTAGGGCTGATGAGATGCATTTTGAGGTAAGTTTAACGGCTGACAGAGTAACAGCTTTAATTAACAAGTTAGGATTAAAAAATGCCAACTAGCTCACAAGTATCAGTAACTACAACAGCTACGTTATTAGTAGCTGCATCAACTTTTGACCAAACCGTTTGGATACACAACTCAGGCGGTGCCCTGTATATAGGTGCTAGCAACGTAACTACAGCAAACGGTTACAAGCTAGATACTGATGACAAAATGGAATTACCAGTAGGTGACAACGAGGCCCTTTATGGAATTGTTGCATCAGGTACTAATACGGTGTTTGTGCTAAAACAGATCAACTAAGGGCACTAAGGAGCAATACAATGAAAGAGCAATTAAAGGCTGCGGCCTTGTCCTACTTACGTGCGGCTTTGTCGTGCGTGGGTGCTTTGTATCTATCAGGCATCACAGACCCAAAAGTACTAGCTAATGCCTTTTTAGCGGGCCTTATTGGGCCACTACTAAAGGCTGTACAGCCGTCAGAAAAGCAATTAGGCGTAGGCGCTAAGTAATGGAACAGGCCCAGCTTTTAGTAGGTGTAGCTGTAGGCAGCTGTACCATTTTGGGGCTAGGAGCTGGGCTTATACGCCACTTGGTTAAGTACTACCTATCCGAGCTACGCCCTGACGGCAACGGCGGCCATAACCTTAGGGGGCGTGTTGACCGTATAGAAAGCCGCGTAGATAAGATTTACGAAATGCTAGTAGAGGATCGCTTAGCCCGTTAGGGCGTGTCGTGTTGCCTTTTGTCGGTGCCTGGCCCCATACTTTTGTTACACGCTGAGAGGGCTACTCGGTTAGTAGCTTGATCGGCCTTAACAAAGGGCAGATATATGAACAGTTTAGATATTTTAATAAGCCTAGCCGCGTGCGGTTTGGGCTTTTTGTTTATGGTAATTGGCTACTCAATTGGCTTTAAACACGGCCACGGTGAGGGCTTTGTAAGAGGGCGCAATATTGCTAAGGCACTACGCGATGCTGAGCTAATCAAATGACTAATTTTTTAGAGGGCTACGAGGACGTAAACGCCAGGATTATTAGGGCGCGTGCTGAGTTTCCAACAATGCGTTTGGTTGCATATATTGAGGATATAGATATAACAAAAGGTTATATATTGGTTAAGGCTGAGGCCTACCGTAGCTACGATGACGAAAAGCCCAGCGCTGTGGATTTTGCTTTAGAGGTTAGATCAGACCGCGGCGTAAACTTACACTTTTGGGTAGAAAACGCCGTAACGAGCGCTTACGGGCGCGTTATTGGTTTGCTGACACCTGGCGGTATAGCTCGTAGCACTAAGCAAGATATGGAAAAGGTAGAGGGGCTAAGTGCTAAAGCTGTAGCACCTATTACTGATGACCTTTGGGCTACAAACTCAATTGCCACAGCTATACAAAACGTAGCTAGTGAGCTAAATGCCACGGTGCTAGAGCCTAAGCCTGAGTGCCGCCACGGCGTGCGCGTATGGCGTGAGGGTACGAGTGCTAAAACAGGTAAAGCCTGGGCTAATTACAGCTGCATAGAAAAGAGCAAGGCTAGCCAATGCGAGCCGCTGTGGTACGTGTTTACAAGTGACGGCACCTGGAAACCTCAAATATGAGCGACTACGCCGAGATTATTAACCTGCAAACAATGACAGGCAAACTATTGCTCAACGGTGAGCTAGTGACCGAGTACAAGGTAGAGACCTGCGACAAGTGCAGCAAGATTAGCCAGCTCGATGCTTTTGGCTATCAAAAAAGCCATAGCAAAGAAAACCTTATATGGTTTTGTAAAGAGTGTCGCTAATGTTTAAAGTGGTATTAGATGTAAAGCAAGCCAACACAGCTATAGACACAGGCATAACTAGGGCAAAGCTGTACAAGCCCCAGTTTGACGGCGTAACAGCTAAAAAGAATTATGATCAAGAAAGACACGGCGGTACCTTTGCCGAGTTTGCTACAAAACAAATAGATGCCGTAGGAGCTGAAACCGCCGCAGCTGAGTATCTAGGCATTACCGATTACGAGCCGCTTAATGGCACGTACAAGGATAAGGCTGACATAGCCGAAAACGTAGAGGTGAAGCATACGTACAAACGCAACGGCAACCTCATAATAGGCAGCATAGATCGCGATGGTGACATAGCCATATTGGTTATAGGCCGTATGCCTGTTTACGTAGTAATGGGCTGGTTTGAAGTAAAACAGGCTAAAGCTGAAAAGTACAGATCAGAGCTAATTAGGGGCGATAGCTATTTAATACCGCGTGCTGACCTACACCCAATGACAAAATTAACCTTGATAGGAGAGCGTGTATATGGAGCTAATTAAGTTTGAGTGCCGAAAGTGTGCAAAATTGACTAATCAAATTGAGCGCATAGTTAGCGATAACCTGCCGCCTAACGTAAAAACCTTACAATGCACGCTGTGCGGTTGTATGAGCGTGTGTCTAGTGGTGGCCTTTGATGCCAACGTATGAGTATGAGTGCATTAGCTGCAATATACGTTATGAGCTAGAGCAACCGATAACCTCAAATGCTGCCCCGCTTTGTTGTGGTAGCCATATGCGCCAGGTGTATCACGCGCCAAGTGTTAGCTTTAAAGGCACGGGTTGGGGTCACCAATGAGTTATGCACAGGTAGCAAAACGCCTGTGGACGACACGCCAAACCCGCGTGAGTTATCCACAACTAGCCAGTAACTTGACACCTACGCTAGCATCACAACTCGCTGGCGAGCCGCTGAGGCGGTTAGCTCGCAGGCGATGTTTGGTGCTTGTGGGGCTGTATTGTGTAATAGGGATTACGCCAGCAATAGCAAATGACCCAAACAAAGAGCTATATATGCTCTATGCTCATATGAAATTAGGTAATGATAAGCAATATAGATGCCTGGTCACCTTATGGCGTTTAGAAAGTAACTGGTCACCTACAGCTGATAACAAACACTCAACAGCTTATGGGATACCTCAGCTATTAAAGATGAAAGAAACTAACCCATATAAGCAAATAGATTTAGGTTTAAAATATATAAATCATCACAAGCTATACAAGGGTGATGTATGCAAAGCTTTAGACAGACACAAGAAAGTAGGGCATTACTAATGCGAGCCAAAGACCCACGCGATCAAAGGCGCTATAAAGCCAGGCGATTGCAAGTGCTTAATGCAGGTGGTTGGGTGTGTTACTACTGTGGTGGTGAGGCAAGCCAGGTTGACCACGTAATACCTATAGCAAGCGGTGGTGATCCAATGAGCTTAGATAACCTAGT